TACAACAGAAAGAACAAAGGCCAATAAAAGCGATTATCCATTACACATGGAATCAATGGGGAGGAGGTACAAATATCCCAGGAATACTAATAACAGAATTTAACAGCCCAAAAGAATTAACTGAAAAGGAAATAAGCCTGAGGATATATGAACAGATTGGGACATATGACCATTATATTAAATCAATTGAGATAGTAAAACAAAAATAAGATAATATGGACAAAGGAGATATACTAACAATAGAAATTAAGTTTGAGGAAATGGATATTCCTCTAAGGGATTTACTAATTAAAACTTTATGCGATTATTCAGAAGATAAGATTCCAATTGATATGGGTATATTTTCTAAAATGAATTATAAGATAGAGCCCTTAGATATTTCAACGGATATTCCACGTCCAAGGGATTTAATGAATCCTACTATAGAAGAATTAAGGAAACCTATGACAGTATTACTAAAGCTAAAAGCAGTTAAAACAGCCTAAATAACCCCTCAAATAAAGTTAATAACTTTTCAACCCTGAAAACATATATATAGAACTATCTAAATACTAACCTTAGTATAAATTTCTAAGTATAGAGTAGCGTATTCATCAAAACCATAGTAATTTTACATTGTATCACAAGTAAAATAACAAGATGAATAACGGTAAGCTTAACCAGGAAATGCAAACAAGAATATGTGATCTAATTATAGAGGACACATATACCATTAGAGAGATATGTAGTATAGTAGATATCAATGAGGCTACATATTATGAATGGTTAAAGAAAGACATCAAGTTTAACAAGGTTATTAAGCAATCCAAAGAGGAGGCAAGGGCTCAACTTGCTGCTCTAGCAAAGAACTCACTGAGAAAACTTATTGAAGGATCCGAAGTAGTAGAGACAAAAGAAAAGCTTAGATACAATACAAAAACCAAAGCCTATTACACCTCAGAGAAAGAACAAACAACCAAAACATTTAGACCTGACACAACAGCAGTAATATTTGCATTAACCAATGTAGATTCTGACAACTTCAAAAACAGACAACAACAATCAGTAGAAGTAACTAATATGGATGCTCTTTCATTTGAGGACATTGAATCCGCTATGGAAGAACTTGACAACGATGCATTAAAAGAGTTATTGAAAACCGCAGCTAAAATAAAGAAATTATCCAATAAGTAATGTGGCTAAACTCTGTAAAGAAATATTACAACATTCCAATTATAGAAAAGTGAGAAATCAATTTACTATGAAAAGAACTAAACCACCTAAGAAAAAGAAGATTTCTGAAAGTGATTTAGTTATTGCTTTACTACAGAATCCAGGAGTAGCTCAAAGGGAATTAAACAATAGGAGTTTCTTTGAGTTTTTCCTATATTTCTGGGATGTGATAAGTTCAGAGAAATTAGTTGCTAATTGGCACATTGAATACTTATGTAATGAGTTACAAGAAGCTGCTGAGGGAGTAGGTAGAGGAGAAGCCAAATGGAAAGATATAGTAATTAACATACCTCCAGGGACAAGTAAGACATCTATTATATCAATTATGTTTCCAGTATGGTGTTGGACTAAATGGTATTGGATGCGGTTAATTACAGCCAGTTATTCAGCTTCATTAAGTTTAGAGTCAGCAGAAAGTGCAAGAGACCTCATACGCTCAGACCAATTTACAGCCTTATACCCAGAGCTTCAAATAAAAGCAGATAAAGATACTAAGAGTAATTATCGCATTGAAAAACGGGCTAAAAAGGATGGCAGGGACGTTGTATTGCGTGGAGGTAATAGATTTACTACTTCAGTAGGTGGAGCATTAACAGGATATCATGGACATATACTAATAGTTGATGATCCTCTTAATCCTTATGAGAGTACAAGTAAACAAATATTACACACCACCAATTACTGGGTAGATAATGTTTTATCGACAAGAAAAGTAGATAAAGAAGTAACATTAACGATTATCTTGATGCAAAGGCTCCACCAAAATGATCCAAGTGGTCATTTACTTGCTAAAAAAGCAGGTAGTATTCATCATATATGTTTGCCGGGTGATTTAAAAACAGGTTTACAATATCTCAAACCAAAAGAATTAAAAACGTATTATAAGAATGATTTACTTGATCCAATAAGATTAAGCCGAAAATCATTGTTGGAACTTGAACAAGATCTTGGACAATATGGGTATGCTGGACAAATGGATCAGAATCCAGTCCCTCCCGGAGGTGGAATGTTTAAAGTTGATAAGATTGCTACTATTGATCAGATGCCAATGCCTCATGAAATAGATAAACAAGTGCGGGCTTGGGATAAAGCAGGAACAAAGAACGGAGGAGCATTTACAGCCGGTTTAAGGATGTTAAAGTTTAAAGCAGGTGAGTATGCTGGAAAGTATCTTATCGTTGATTGTAGGCGAGGACAACTTGGCACAGATGGGAGGGAGAATTTAATAAAAAGAACAGCTGAAGCAGATGCAAGAAAAGTTAAAATTGTAATTGAGCAAGAGCCTGGAAGTGGAGGAAAAGAAAGTGCGGAAGCTACAATTAAAAATTTAGCAGGATTTTCAGTAAAAAGAGAATTACCAAAAGGAGATAAGATATATAGAGCAGATCCATTTAGTGTTCAAGTTAATTGGGGAAATGTGTTGATGTTAAGAGGGGATTGGAATGATGAGTTTATAAATGAGCTTAGATTCTTTCCATTAGGTAAATATAAGGACCAAGTAGATGCTGGATCAATGGCATTTGCTTATTTAACAGGTAAAAGGAAAGCAAAATAATGAAGAGAACTAAACCCGTAAAAAAAATACAAGTTAATGATGAAATTATTAACAGAACCAAACTCGCTAGAACATTAGGTTATAGTTACCAAGGAGAAAGGAATATCTATACATCACTAGGATATCCCACCTCTATTGATTATGAAGATTACTTTGCTAGATTTATAAGACAAGATATTGCCAATGCTATTATAGAGCGTCCAGTCAAATACACATGGAAGAATGGAGTTATAGTCCATAATCCAGCACAAGAAGGTGATGAATTAGATAAAGCATGGAAGACCTTAAAGAAAGAATTAAAACTAGACCTTAGATTCAGGACAGCCGATAAACTTGCTGCAATAGGAGAATACAGCATTTTATTATTAGGGTTTGATGATGTGAAAGGGAATGCTGATTTCACTAAACCAGTAGAAGGAACTAAAAGAAATCTATTATATGTATCAGCCTATAGTCAATCAGCGGCAAAGATAGTTAGTTATGAAAAAAATGCAGCAAATAAAAGATTCGGGCTTCCATTTATATATAATGTAGCAACAGGAACAGAAGATGGCAATATGACCACTTTACAGGTCCATTACAGCCGGATAATCCATGTAACTGGAGAGATACTGACCTCAGATGTCAAAGGAGTTCCTACTATGGAAAAGGTTTGGAACAGGTTAATGGATATTGAGAAGGTGAGCGGTGGTTCTGCCGAGATGTTTTGGCGAGGAGCTAGACCGGGTTATCAAGGAGTAGTCAAAGAGGGATTTGAAGCAGATGATGACTTGGATGAGGCAATGAATGACAAGATACTCAAATATGAGAATGAGTTGACTAGGATCTTTATCAATGATGGAATAGAGTTAAAAGATTTAGCCCCTCAAGTAGAAGACCCAAGTGCACATATAAGTGTTCAAGTAGATTTAATCTCAGCAGCAACAGGAATACCAAAGCGTATTTTAATGGGATCAGAAAGTGGTGAATTAAGCAGTAATCAAGATGCTTCTGCATGGGCTGATATAGTAGATGATAGAAGAGAAGAGATTGCAGAACCTCAAATAATAGAACCATTTGTTGACTTATGTATGGAGCATGGCATATTACCTAAAACTCCTTACGAAATAGAATGGACATCATTACATCAAACATCAGATAAAGACAAAGCAACAATAGGACAGATTAGAGCCCAAGCATTAAAGGCTTATGGGGATAGTATGGGAGCACAAGAAGTAATGCCTCCAGAAGCATTCTTAAAGTTTATTATGGGATTAGAGTCTGAGCAGATAGAGGAGATAATAATGCTGATTGATGCTAATAGCTTTGTGGATCCAGAAGATATAGTTGATGAGCCAATAGAAGAAGAACCAATAATAGAAGAATAAATGTGCGATAAATGTAAACATATAACCACTTATGCTCAGGCTGCAAAAGGAGACCCAACAAGGACCTCTACTTTGCGGAATAGGTTTGTGAAAGATGTTAATCGCAGGTTTAACAAGCTCAAGAAAGATATATACACAACAATAGTTACAAATGATGCATTTGGACTCAATATTCAAACTAATACGGCAGCAGGGCCAAATGCATTTGCCTTTAATAGCTCTGCTCAGAAAGTAGATGCTTTTATGGAGTGGCTAAAGGTTCAAATAAATGATGGAATACTTGAAGTAAAGTATATGAATCAACTTGGAGCAGCAGCACAACAGCCTTGGACTAATATGTATATTCAAGATAGTTATGCAAGAGGGCAAGCAAGAGCAGCTCATGAATTAACTAAATTAGGAATTAAAGTTCCACCAATTGAAGTAACTGGAGGAATCAGAGCAGCCTTTGGAGGTCCATTTCACATGGATAGAGTTGGTTTATTATATAGTAGAACTTTCCAAGAACTGAAAAACATAACTGCTGCAATGGATAGTCAGATTAGTAGAGTATTGAGCCAAGCAATGGCAGATGGGGATGGACCTTTAACAATAGCAAGAAAATTGATTGCAACAATAGATGGAAAAGGAACAGCAGTTTCTAAATTAGCAATTAAGGATTCATTAGGTAGATTTATTCCAGCTCAGAGAAGAGCACAGACAATGGCTAGAACAGAGATGATAAGGGCACATCATCAAGCCACTATTCAAGAATATGAGAATTGGGGAATAGAAGGAGTTAATGTCAAAGCGGAATGGTCAACAGCTGGAGATGATAGAGTATGTGAATTATGTGCTCCATTAGAAGGTAGAGTATGGCCTTTAGCAGAGGCAAGGAGTTTAATCCCTCGACATCCGAATTGTTTTATTGATACACAAACCCCAATATACACTTCAACAGGATGGAAGTCTATTGGAAAAGTAGAAATTGGAGATTTAGTATTAACTCATAAAAATAGGTTTAGAAAAGTATATGCTCTTCCAAGAACTCCAAAACAAAAACCAGAAGTCACAAAGTTTAAGTTTAAAGGGGATTTACAATTATCAATGACATCTAATCACCAAGTGCTTCAAATAGATGTTAATGGGATTGAGAATTGGGTACAAGCTAGTGAGATAAAAGAAGGGCAATCTTTACGAGTATTAGCTAATAGATGTAAAAGATGTGGTAAATTGATTCCATATTTCAATACCTATTGTAGTAAGAGTTGTAATTCATTAGATATTACAGATAAGCAATGGGCTAATCCAGAACATAGAAAAAATGTAAGTACTAAGAATCATAAATCAATGAATGAGCAATATGCCTTAGGATTACGAGATAAAGATACAATTTGTTTGAATGCTAATAAGAAAGTGAAAGAATTAGCTGCAAAAGGAGAATTTATATTACAACAACCTGAGACAAGAAAAAGAATAAAGGAAACCACAAACAATCCAGAACATAATGAAGCTTCTTCTATAAGGATGAAGAAAAATAACCCAATGTTTAATCCAGAAACAAAACAAAAGGTTAAAGAATCTTTAAATGAGTTATTTGAAAAGCACCCTGAGAAAAGACTTAATGCAAGAATGGCAAAGCATAGAAAATCAGGAAAGAAAACTTATATAGAAGCCCGAATGATTGAGATGTTAGATAATATGGAAATATCATATGTTTTCCAATATCCAATATTAAGGTATAATGTTGATTTTGCTATTCCAGAATTAAAGATAGTAATTGAATGTGATGGAGAATATTGGCATCAAGATAAAGTGAAGGAACAAAAGAGGGATGCTAAAATAAAAGAAGCAGGATGGGATATTTTTCATTTTACAGGCAGTCAAATAAATACTACTCCAAAAGAAGTAGAAGATGAATTGGCAAGAGTACTTGGAAATCATACAGGAGAATATGAGACTATTGATATCGAAATTGAAAAGGTAGAGAGATGGGTTATTAAACAAAACAGAACTTTATTTAATCTAAGTGTAGAAGAAGATGAATCCTATATGGCAAAAGGGATTGTAGTACATAATTGTAGATGTATGGTGCTTCCCACCTATGAGAAACAGACCAGAAATAGGAAGGAAACTTATGATAATGCAGCTCAGATAACAAGGGCTAAGAAGAAAGCAGCTAAGACAACATAAACAATAACGAAAATGAACAACAAGTATAAATATATAACTAAAAATAAAATAGCTTTAAAACGGGCTTAAAATAGGGATTAACAATATGGATAAATTTACCACATATAGAAAAACACAAGGAGCTCCATATACTCCAATCATTACTAACAATACTGCAGGTAATCCTGAAACAATATCAGTTCCAGTAGTAATGATGATTCCTGGAGTTCATACTGGAAGTAATGGAGCAATGCTTCATACAGCAGAGGGCTTATCAGCAGTAGCAGCTCAATGGAATACAATTCCTGTTACAATTGGGCATCCTCAAAATACAGAGGGGCAATATGTAGCAGTTAATTCAACAGAAGTGCCGAAGGTTGGAGTAATATCTGATAGTAGATGGGAGGATAATAAGTTAAAAGCAAATGTGACATTCAATGCAAGCACATTAGCAACAGCAGATCCAGTATGTTATCAGTTAATCATAGCAGGACAACCAATTGATGTAAGCATAGGAGCTTTTGCAGCAGAAACTAAATCAGTGGGAGTATATGAAGGTAAATCATATACGGCAATTACAACAGGTTATGTTCCGGACCATTTAGCAATTCTTCCAAACACACAAGGAGCCTGCAGTAATGAAGCTGGATGTGGAATCAGAGTAAATACTAATACTAATATAAAGAAAGGAGAACTAATGACATTAAAGGAACAATTAGATGCCTTATATAAGGAGGGTTTAGGAGTTTATCAATTACAGGTAAATGAAGAATCTTTATTAGGTAGATTACAAGCTATCCGGGATTGGACTTATTCAATGGATAGTGAATGGGTCAGTTGTTATTTGAAAGAAGTTTATGATGCTTCATTTATCTATGAAAAGAATATTCGTAGAACTGGAGCTTCGATTCCAACTAGATACTACAAGCAGGATTACACAATGAATGAAGCTGGGGAAGTAATAGTTGAAAGTGAACCTATTCAGGTAACAATGAAAACCGAATACACACCAATTCAGGCAAATGAGAAGGGAACAAAAATAAGTATTAACGAAAAAGGAGAATCAGAAATGGAAAATCCATGCTGTCCACAAAAAGTGGAAGAATTGATCGTCAATGTTGCGGCTAAGTTCACAGCAGAAGACAAACCTTGGTTACTCACTTTGAACTCGGAACAGCTGGACAAGTTGACTCCAAAAGAGGTTCAAGTTAAAGTGACTGATGAAATGGTTGTAAATCATTTAGCAACTGCAAAGAGAGAAGTAATTTTGGCTTCATTGCCAGAGAGTATCAAATCAGAAGTTGAGGAAGGATTGGCTTTAAATACTGCAAAGAGAACTGAATTGCTTGCAACAATTCAAGCAAACACTCAAGCAGGTTGGACAGCTGAAGAACTTACTGTAATGCCAACAGCTCAATTGGAAAAAGTTTCCAAGTCAATGAGCATGGGTAATTATGCAGGTCAAGGGGGAGAAGAAAAACCTCAAGTAAATGCAAAGATTGTTGAGCCAATGTTGCCAGCAGGTTTTGAGAAACCAACTGAAAAATAAATTTAAAAGAAAGGAGAAATAAAAATGAACTCAGTAATTATCAAAAATTATTTACATGTCCAAATAGATGCAATAGCTGAAGAAGCATTGACACCTGGATATTTAGTAGAATTGACCTCAACAGGAACAGTTCAGAACCACTCTACGCAGTATGGAAATGCTGTTAAGATGTTTGTATTAGAAGATGCCATCTTAGGTAATGGACTTGATACAGACCTTACTATTGCAGAGCAAGCAAGAGTGTGGATGCCAACATCAGGAGATGAAGTTTATGCAATGTTAGCAATCGGGCAAACAATTGCTATTGGAGACTTTTTAGCAAGTAACGGAGACGGAACTTTGACTAAACATGTCCCTGAATCCAGTGATTACTATGCAGCAACAGATGTAACGGTTAAGCCTTTACAAATTGTAGCTCAGTGCATCACAGCGGTGGCAACAACTTCAGTAGTGGCAAGAATCAAAGTAAGAATCATTAACTAAGAAAGGAGAAAATAATGGAAACACAAGTAGATTTGATATCGAAAGAAGGAGCCACTGGACAATTAGCAACATATATCCAGAACAATAAGCTTCAAGTGGGAAATATGCGCCCTTTCATCGGAGAAGATGGAAAAGCATACATGACTGTATATACAGGTGGGGACAAGAAGGATGTACAAAATTACGCAACAGTTCAAGCAAACTCAGCAACTCTTCGCAGAGATGAGTGGAAACAGCTTGATGATGTTGTGCAGATGATCCAATTGGAACGCCTTGTGGGTATTGGTGATTTGGAAGCAAAAGGATTAGTTTATAATCTTGCCAATCCAATGGGAACAACAGTTCTTGAATATAGTGAAATGACAAGTGAAATGACTGTGGAAATGTCAATGGACGGAGTTGCGAGAGCACAGAATGACCGCCCAGGATATACTCCTAAGTATTTACCAATTCCAATAATCCATGGTGATTATGAAATCAATGCAAGGGAACTTGCTACATCTCGTAATATGGGTAATGGACTTGATACTACAAAAGCAGAAGATGTTGCAAGAGCAATCAATGTTCACTTGGAGAAATTGCTATTTACTAGCACAACTTATACAAAAGGTGGAGGTTCTATTTATAGTTACCTTACTCAGCCTGATCGTAATTTACAGACGCTATCATTAGCTTGGGATAATGCCTCTAAAACTGCTGCTCAAATATTAGCAGAAGTAATAGCAATGAAAGCTAAGATGATTGCAGACAAATTCTATGGTCCTTACTACATTTACATTCCAACAGCTTATGAAACTGTAATGGATAAAGATTATATCAATTCTTTAGCAGGAACTCAGACTAATGCAACAAATGATACTATTAGAGAACGTATTCTTAAAATTGAGAATATAGAAGCTGTAAAAGTTGTTGATTCCTTAACTGCCAACAATGTAATTATGGTTCAATTAACTTCGAATGTAGTTCGTTTGGTTAAAGGATTTGGATTACAGAATGTTGAATGGAAATCAGAAGGCAATATGATTACTAATTACAAAGTAATGACTATTCAAGTGCCACAGATACGAAGTTCAGCTTCTGGACAATGTGGAATTGTACATTTATCAGCATAAAAGATTTTAGGATTAACCATATCCTTATTTTTTAATCAAAAAAAAATATTAACGATGGAAGCACAAAAAATATATAAGTATAAAAGTTTACAGAAGCCCGGCAGATATATGACTTTGTTTGATGAACGAATTATAAAGGGTGGAGACTTTTTTGAATCAACAGATGAAAATATTCCAAAAGGATTTAGGGATTTAATTCAAATGGTTCCTAATTATGAGGATAAAAAGAAATTGATTCCCCCTTTGAAGAGAACTAAAAAAGTGAAAACTCCAGTAATTGAAAAAGAAGAAGTGAAAACTCCAGGAGCAGATGAAATTGTTGAAAAGGAAATTGTTGAAGAACAAGAACCTGTTTCACAAGCAGATGTAGATGCAAAGGAAAAACAAGCTCAGGATCAACTTGAAAAAGAAGAAGCTGAACTTGCAGAAGAAGCAGAAAAAGCAGGTGGAGTTAAAAAAGAAGTTTTTGAAATGAAACACATTGCAAGAGGCAGATATAATGTTTACAATTCCGCAGGAGCAGAGCAGAGCACAAAATTATTGTTAAAAGCTCAGGCAGAATTGTTATTGGAACAACTTAATACAGCAGAATAAGAAAGATGAAAGCAACAGGAAACATAAATCCAATATTGATTACAAGCATTCCTCGATCGGGAAGTAGTATGATTGCAGGTATATTTGATATTTGTGGAGCAGCATCCGGCGTAACTACAAACCAAACAAAACCTTATACACAACATCTATTTGAAAATCAATCTATTCGGAGTCTTGTTTCCTATGCTTTTCATGACAACTTATGCGATGAAAGAGGGCAATTTCCATTACCTGCCAAATCATTCTTTTTAAAAAACACTTTTGCCGGTACTTGCCATCGAATAATGGAGCAACAAGGGGCAGTTGATAATTGGCAGTATAAAGATAGCAGATTATGTTTGATTTGGGAAGAATTGAATAAGCAATTTCCAGAAGCAAAATGGATTGTGGTAATGAGGGATGAAAAGCATATACTTAATTCATGCCAAAAGACGGCTTATATGACAGCTTTTAATAAAAGCTATATATTAGATCAAATAGGCAAAACAAATGCTGTAGAGGGCTGGAAATGGTGGTTACAACAGTATAAGGATAGAATACTTGAAATGCAATATAGTTTAAACCTTAAATTCATCTATCCAGAGAAAATGGGTCATGGTAATTTTATGGAAATCAAAGAAGTTATTGAATGGGCTGGATTAGAATGGAAAGACAAGGAAGTTAGAAAATTTATTACACCTAAATTAAGGAGAATATAAGATGGCAGTCAGAGTAACAGCAACAGAAGTAAAGGGGGTAATCACAACTACATTAACAGATGATGAAATTACTCCATATATAACCTCAGCCAACGTGTATGTGACTGCAAGGCTTGGTTCGAGTGCTTTAATTGATGCAGTTTTAAA